TTTTTTAAAATCTGATGGTTTCATTATTTATAAATATTGGGTTAATAAGCTTTTAAATTATCTCTATCAATTATTAGTTTAAGTTCATTAATGAGAACTTGTGGAGTTGTTGTAAATGATAACTCTGTCTCAATTAAAGGAATACCTTGAGAATTTTTACCAACTGCTTTTCTACGAGTAACAGTATCTGTAAAAGGTACTTCTACAATTTCAAGGATAAATCCTTGATAAGTCATCTCATTTACTGTTTGATTTGCTTTTGCTTGTGAAATAGATAATGTTTTTATTTCATCTGAAATAGGGTCTAAAGTAGCATTAGGATCACATTTTAATAAATTAAAATCTATACTTTCTAAAGCTGTAATAGAGGCTAAAACAAATAAATTAATTATAGAAAGAGCTAAACTAGATGCTGATGCTATTGTTTTATATTTTTTAATTCGAGACTGCCATTCAGCGTCTAAATTTAAAGTTATTTTAGCAGCATCTAGAGTATTTAACACAGTAGGTAAAGCTGTTGCTAATGCGGGATTAAGAGCAGCTGCTATTTTAGCTGCAACTTTAGAAGCCTCAATAGAATTATTAGCACCTTGTAAAATAGAAAGAGCAGCTGAAATGCCTGTTAATATTGTTGCGGAGGTGTCTATGATTTTTCCTACTTTATTTAATGAACTAACAATATTATTTCTTTTATTTATTAATTGTTGTAAAGTAGCGGCATCTGGGCAAGTATTAGTATTTTGATATTTTTCTATTAATTCTTTTTGTAAGGCATCTAAGGCAGGTTGAATAAGAATAGGAATTTGATCTCCTAAAACCATTAACAATTGGGGTAAAGCATCTGCTCCTTGAGATTTTATATAGTCAGGAGTAGCATTATTTAATTTTTCAGCTGTTATATAGTCATATCCTGCCATTATTTAGTGTAGCTTATATTAGATTTTATATTAGGTAAAATATTTTGTTCAATTGCTGTTACTTGACCATTTAATACTTTAGCGGCTATGTTTATTGTTGCTACTTCTTTTGCTGTAAAAACAGCATTAGTAAATGTTTTAATACTAGTAATTAATTGCTGAAGTAAATCTTGAGTTATATTACCATACAATAAAGGCTCAGTAGCATTTTTATCTCCTAATTTAATAGATCCAACTTGATTAATATCAACAAATGTTTGTAACACTACTTGACCATTTGGGGAATCAACATTAAAATTAGAAGTATTTAAATTAATTGATTTATTAGAAGTTAATAAAATATGATCATTAGTAGAATTAAATACTAATCGTCCTGAATTTAAAACTATTTGGTTTCCTGTGTATTGTCTAGGTTCTGTAGGAGCTGATCCTATAGGGTAACTATTATATGAGGTATTAGCGGCTGTTAATGGAATTCTTTGAGTACTTGTTAAATATATTGAAGAATCATTATCATTGATATTTTCAGTAACAGGTATCCATCCTTCTTCTCCTACTTGATTTCCTTGACCATTTCTTAAAATAATAATAGGATCACCACTTGAACCTGTAGTAGACCAATTGTTTAATCCTATAGGACTATTTGTTTTAGTTGTGACTGTAGAGCCTAATCTAATTGAATTGCCCCATCTACCTTCTGTTATAATATCACCTTCAAAAGGTAATAAGGGATGAATATTTGAACGTTCAACAAAAGTATCACCTAAATAAATTTCAGTTGATTGGTCTGTTACTCGTCTAATATTTCCTAATTGAGTTTGTTGATAGTCTACTTGTTGAGATTCTGGTAGTTGGTTAGGGTTTTTAGGGTAACCATTATGGTGAGGATGATTCCAAAGAGCTACAACATTAATATAATAAATAGCTACATTAGAAGTTATAACTCCTATTTCAGTATCAGGTAGAGGAATAACATAAACTATTTCATTAACTAAAGGTAAATTTTTAATATTACCTAATAAAGGTTTAGCTGTTGGTCTAGCATTTCCTGAAAATGGTCTTGCAACTGATTCATATTCTATAGTACCTAAAGCGTTCCATCCACCTAGTTCTTCAAAACGAGGGTGAGTTTCATCTAAAACAATACTCATAACCCTAACAGATGTTAAATTTCCTAGATTAGAACCAACATTAAATTTAGTGATTCCTTTAGTACCACTTAAAGTAGAGAATAAGGATGTTTGACCGTATTTACTATTATTACTAGACATTACTTATCTCCTTTAGTTAAATCATTAACAGCAGCAAGTAATTGTTCTTTTTCTTCATCAGAAATGGTTAATGAGCCATCAGTGGCTGTTGTGTTCATAGCACGTTGGGCTAAAGCTGCCATTTTGATTAATAAATCATCATTTTTAACACTTATCTCAAGGTATTCTTTAATTAAAGGTACTACTAATGTAGCATCACCTATTTCAGATATGAGTGGCTTTAACTCATTAATAAGTGCTGAGACTTGTTGGTCTTTTTTCTGTTGGTTATTGTAAATTTCTTCTAAAATATTAGAAAATTTTTTCTTACCAAAGATAATATTATCGAATTGTGACATAAGACAATCGCTGTTTTTATTATAAATATGGAAAATTAAAATTTTATATATCCATTTTCAAGGTAAAACGAGTATCCTTTTTTAAATATACTATGAAGTTTATTTGTTATTTTAGTTATTTTAGGTGTTTTAGCGTCTACAATTTCACGAATATAAATGTAAAGTGCTTTTTTATTAAATATATCTAAATGTTCTCTTTTTCTAAATAACTCTAAAACAGCATCTGCTATTTGAGCATCTTCATCTTTAGAAAATAAATCAAAAATATTTTCGGTGCAATACTTTGTATATTCGTCTATATAATATGATAACAATTCTATTGGTTGTGAATCTTCCATCTCATAAGAGTGGTTTTCATCTTCTTCTAAAACATCAACATCTATTGTATCAACTCGTTTTTTATAATTTTTCTGATTAGAAAGGATTAAATAACGTTTTGCTATAGTACCAAAGTAAGAATATGCTTTAGCTCCTTTTTCTGGTTTGAATAAATGGATTTTACTTAATAGGAATGTAATTACTTCATGTTGTAAGTCTTCAATATTTTCTACTTCTGTATAATAGAATTTAAAAGTATGAATAATATTTTCTGTTAACTTAAAAAAAGCATAGTGAATTTTTTCCCTATAGATTTCATTTTTTATTTCAAAATCATTAGTATTATTATAAGCGATAATGGCGTCCTCAGTACCTTGGTTAAAGTACTGTATTCCCTTCTTTTTTTTCTTTACTACTTCTTCTTCCATTATTTAGTGATATTTTTAATGACAAAAGCATTTAATGCTGTTTGAATAATTTTAATCTGTTCGAAGAAAAATCCTACTTCATCATCAGATTTAAAACTACCTTTAGCATCTACTTCCATCATTTTCTTTTCAGCCATTTCAATGGTGTCTGAAATTTTGTTTAGATAAGACATATATCCTGCTAAGATATCTTCTTGTTTTTCATTCTTTTTTAAAAGGTTAAAGGTCGTGAATCCAAGAGTCACGACCAATATTGAGAGAATAATAATTGTTAGTATCATAAATTATCTAATAAGTTTTTAAGTCCTTCACTCTTTACTGTGTTTAAAGCTCTAGTTTTAGTATTTGAGGTGTTAGGATTTGATTTTTTATTTGTATCTAATGTAAATGATTTCTTTGTCTTTTCCACTTTACCTAATAATTTAGGCAACCATTCTCTTTCAAATTCAATACGAGCAGCCATTAAATCTGCTTGATGAACAATATAAGGTAATGATGTGCGTGGTTTTTGTTCAGGCATATAAGTCATTAAATATTTCTTATTTGCTTCATCATATAAACCATCATGGGTTTGAATTGCAACCATTTCGTTGAAAGTATATTGAACACCATGAGATTGTAATAAGAATAAACCACGGTCCGGAACAGATGCAAATGGAACTTTATCATTAAACATATAATCCTCACCTAATTTTTCTTGTCTCCATTTGTCTGTTTGAGGAATATAAGCTTCATTATTCTCATCACCCATTTTACCTAAGTCATGATTTAAAGCAGAAAATACTAATTCTTCAACAGTAAATGTAGTATTATCAACTCCCATGTCTACCCATAGATCATATAGTTTCAAAGAACATTCTATAACTCTATTTACATGTTCAACATATCCTCCTGGGAAAGCATTGTGATATTCTTTTTTATGAGCAGCAGGCATCAAGATTAATCTGTCTTGATACTTAGTATAAAACTCTTTTAATTTAGTTTTACGAGGTTCAGAAATATAAGTCTCAATATAGTTGAGAAGTACATTCCAATTATTTTGGATATCTTCGGCTTTTAATTCCATATTAATATTGATTAATTTCTCCGGGTCCTAGTGGTTCTTGTTGGACGAACGCTTTAGCGTCATTAATATTGTCTCTCATTTCTTGAATGATTTCATTTACTATATCCCAATTCCCTTGTCTAAGACCTAATTGTAATTTCTCAATTCCTCCTTCTACTCTCTCTAGTCTCCTCATTATTATCTCTCTATTTTTCATAATATATTTTATTTAATGAGAGTAAAGTTACGGGAATTTTTCTGGGAGGCCAAACTAAAGTGGGATTGTTTTTATCATTTTTAAAAGAAAAGAACATTTTTCATATTCTTCTACATCCTGATAATGTTGTAATAATGTATTTAATTGGTTAATTAATAAT